ATAGAGTGTTCTTTATTTTTTGGGAAGCTTGTAAGGCTGATAAAAGGTCTTTTGGTATGACCTACTTAAAAATTAGACGTTCAGGATTTTCTTTTATGGGTTCTTCAGAAGCTGTAAACTCAGGAACACTTGCAAAAGATTCTAGAGTAGGTATACTATCTAAAACAGGTTCCGATGCTAAGAAAATGTTTACTGATAAAGTTGTTCCAATAGCCAACAGGTTACCATTCTTCTTTAAGCCCATACAAGATGGTATGGACAAGCCTAAGACTGAGTTAGCTTTTAGGGTTCCCGCATCAAAGATTACTAAAAAGAATATGCACGAGGTTGCCAACGATGAGATGGAAGGCCTCGACACCACCATTGATTGGAAAAATACTGATGACAACTCTTATGATGGTGAGAAGCTAATACTGTTAGTACATGACGAAAGTGGTAAGTGGATAAAGCCAAACAATATTTTAAACAATTGGCGGGTAACTAAAACTTGTTTACGGTTAGGTAGTAAGATTATTGGTAAGTGTATGATGGGTTCTACCTCCAACGCACTATCTAAAGGTGGTAGTAACTTTAAAAAACTATTTGAAGATTCAGATGTCCAAACACGAAACGCAAACGGGCAAACAAAAAGTGGTATGTACTCTTTATTTATCCCTATGGAGTGGAATATGGAGGGATTTATAGATATATACGGGATGCCTGTATTTAAAAAACCTGCCAAAGAGATTTTAGGTGTTGATAAGGAGATGATTAGCAATGGTGCTGTAGATTATTGGAATGCAGAGGTGTCATCTTTAAAGGGTGATGCAGATGCGTTAAATGAGTTTTACAGACAATTTCCAAGAACTGAGTCACACGCATTTAGAGATGAAAGTAAAGCATCACTATTTAACCTAACAAAAATATACCAACAAATAGATTACAACGACTCAATTATTTTAAACCACCACGTTACTCGTGGGTCTTTTCATTGGAAGGATGGTCAGAAAGATACTCAAGTTGTATTTAGTCCGGATAGTAGGGGTAGGTTTTTAGTAGGTTGGGTGCCAAACAAAAACTTACAAAATAGAGTTACTTTAAAGCGTGGATTAAAGTATCCGGGTAATGAACACATTGGTTCATTCGGATGTGATTCATATGATATATCAGGAACAGTTGGTGGTAGGGGGTCTAACGGTTCTCTTCACGGGCTTACTAAGTTTAGTATGGATGAGGCACCAAGCAATGAGTTCTTTTTAGAATACATAGCTAGACCTCAAACAGCAGAGATTTTCTTTGAAGAAGTTCTCATGGCGTGTATTTTTTATGGTATGCCTATATTGTGTGAAAATAATAAGCCACGTCTATTGTATCATTTTAAAAATAGAGGCTACAGGGGTTACTCAATGAACCGTCCTGACAAGTTGTTTAATAAGTTGTCTAAAACTGAGAAAGAACTAGGTGGTATTCCTAACTCATCAGAAGATGTAAAACAATCTCACGCTTCTGCAATAGAATCTTACATTGAGAAACATATTGGATTAGATATGAGTGAGACGTATAGAGAATCAGATGAGATGGGCTCAATGCCTTTTGCAAAAACATTAGAAGATTGGGCTAAGTTTGATATTAATAATAGAACAAAGTTTGATGCATCTATAAGTTCCGGATTAGCTATAATGGCAAATCAAAAGCACACATACCTTCCGGAGCAAAAACAGTCAAAAATAAGTATTACCTTTGCTAAGTATAATAACAAAGGGTCAATCAGTGAATTATTGAGATAAATGAAAGAGGTAAACATTAATATAAATGCTGCAGGCTTTCCTAGTCAATTCGTTTCTGATGCTGAAAAAGCTACAGATGAGTTCGGGTTGCAAATAGGTCAAGCTATTCAGTATGAGTGGTTTAAAAGAGATGGTAGTTCATGTCGATATTATGACCAATGGAGAGATTTTCATAGACTTCGTTTGTACGCAAGAGGTGAACAATCGGTTGCTAAATATAAAAATGAATTAGCTGTTGATGGTGACCTTTCGTACCTCAATTTAGATTGGACTCCTGTACCTATACTACCTAAATTTGTAGACATTGTTGTTAATGGTATGTCTGACAGATTATTTAAAGTTAACGCATACGCAGAGGATGCTATGTCTCAAGATAAGCGTAGTAAGTTTCAAGATATGATTGAGGGGCAAATGGCCGCTAAAACTGTTCTTACTACTATTCAAGAGAATACAGGTATGAACCCATTTACTATGGACCCTCAAGATTTGCCTGAAAATGATGAGGAATTGTCATTGTACATGAATCTTAATTACAAGCCTGCAATTGAGATAGCTGAAGAAGAAGCTATTAATACTTTGTTTGCTTCAAACCATTACGTTGACCTTAGAAAAAGATTTGATTATGACCTTACTGTAATTGGTATAGGCGTAGCTAAACACGAGTTCCTACCGGGAGCGGGTGTACAGATAAATTATGTAGACCCTGCAAATGTAGTGTATAGTTATACTGAAGACCCACACTTTAAGGATTGTTTTTATTGGGGTGAGATTAAGAGTCTACCTATTATAGAGTTAAAAAAGATTGACACATCTTTAACTAATGAAGACCTAGATAAGATATCTAAGTATAGTCAAAGTTGGTATAACTATTACAATACAGCTCAATACTCTGAGAATGACATATTCTATAGAGATACAGCTACTGTAATGTACTTTAACTACAAGACCACTAAGAAGATTGTATATAAGAAAAAGATATATGACAATGGTGGGTCTAAGATGATTGAGAAAGATGACCAATTTAATCCTCCTACTGAAATGATGGATGAGGGTAATTTTGAGAAGATAGAAAAAACTATTGATGTTTGGTACGATGGCGTAATGGTTATGGGTACAAACATATTATTAAAATGGGAGCTTGCTGAGAATATGGTAAGACCTAAATCAGCTAGTCAACACGCTATACCAAATTATGTAGCTGTTGCACCTAGAATGTATAAGGGGGTCATCGAGTCTTTAGTTAGAAGAATGATTCCTTTTGCTGATTTGATTCAAATAACTCACCTTAAGCTACAGCAAGTAATATCTAGAGTAGTTCCTGACGGTGTATTTATTGATGCAGATGGGCTTAACGAGGTCGATTTAGGAACAGGTAATGCCTACAACCCTGAAGACGCTTTAAGATTATACTTCCAAACGGGTAGTGTGATTGGGAGAAGCTACACTCAGGAGGGTGATTATAACCAAGGTAAAGTTCCTATTACTCAATTAACGTCAAGTTCAGGGGCTAGTAAGACTCAAATGCTTATTGGTAACTATAATCATTACTTAGGTATGATAAGGGCTGTAACAGGCTTAAATGAGGCGAGAGACGGTTCAACTCCTGACCCTAACTCTTTAGTTGGCGTTCAGAAGCTTGCGGCATTAAATTCTAATACAGCAACAAGGCATATACTTGATGCAAGTTTATTTATATATAGAAGTTTAGCTGAGGCTTTAACTTATCGTGTATCAGATATTCTTGAGTACGCAGACTTTAAAGATGAATTTGCTAATCAAATTGGTAAATATAATGTAGGTATACTAAAAGAAATAAATGAGCTATACATATATAATTTTGGGATATTTATAGAGGTATCACCTGACGAAGAAGAAAGAGCTCAGCTAGAGCAAAATATACAAATGGCGTTATCTAAGGGTGACATAAATTTAGAGGATGCAATTGATATTAGAGAACTTAGAAATCTTAAGGTTGCTAATCAACTACTTAAAGTTAAACGGGTTAAAAAACAAGAGCGTGAAGAAAAAATGGCTATGCAAAAGCAAGCTATTACAGCTCAACAACAACTTAAGTCTCAACAGATGGCATCTCAAACAGCTATGCAAAAAATTCAAGCTGAGACTCAGGCAAAGATGCAGATTAAACAAGCTGAAGTTGCGTTTGATATTCAAAGAATGAATAATGAAGCTCAGTTAAAAGCTACTCTAATGGATAAAGAGTTTCAATTTAATATGCAGTTAAGAGATATATCTGAAAATGCTTTACAGAGTAGGGAGACTCAAAGAGAAGACGCTAAGAGTTCTCGTATAAGTCAACAGAATACTGAGCAGAGTAAATTAATAACTCAAAGAAAAAACAATCTACCACCTCAGACGTTTGAGTCTAATGAGGATAGTATGGATGGATTTGATTTGTCTGAATTTTCACCTAGATAGATATGGCGGTAAGCGGAAGAACTAAAAAGAGTAATAAGATATGCCCTGCAGGAATTGCTTGGGCTAAACGAACATTTGATAGATACCCATCAGCATATGCAAATATGGCTGCAAGTAAATACTGTAAAGACCCTAACTACGCTAAAAAATCTAAAAAATAAAATTATGGCATTTAAAATACACATGATGTACAAAGGTAAGCAAGCTATTAAAGCTCTTACAAACAAAGACCATTTATCTTTAAAGAAAAGAGGATTTACACATACAAAACCAAAACCAAAGAAAAAGTAATGAGTAAGTTAAAAAAAGGAAATAGACCTAGAAAGAATAATGGTAAGTCAGATTTAGGAAAGCAAAGTATTATATATGGTTTAGATAATAATCCTGAAATAACTGCAGCAGACCCTAAAGCAAAATTTATAAACAAAAATAATTAATTATGCCCACAGTAACAGTTAACGGTAAAAAGAAAGTATTTCCATACAATGCAGTTGGAAAAGCTCAAGCACATAGCTATGCAAAAATGCATGGTGGAAAAATTGAAAACAATCCTAACTACGGTATGGAGAAAAAAACAAAGTCAGGATATTAATGGGTGAGCTTAAAAAATGGCGAGACCAAAAGTGGGTGCGAATAGGTACTGATGGTTCTATAAAAGGAGCCTGCGGTACTAGTAAAAATAAAAAGAACCCTGATAGATGCCTTCCGTTAGCTAAAGCTAATAGTATGACAAAAGCTCAAAGAGCTGCTACCGCAAGAAAGAAAAAAAAGAGTGGCAGAACAAAACAGTTTGTTGCTAATACCGCAGCAGGTAAAGTGTCTAATTCATAAATAAATTTTATTTAACTTTGCATAAATTAAATTAAATCAAATGGAGATTAAAGTACGAGCATTAGACGTTGTAGAAGAAAAGTCTACAGCACAGGTTGAAGAAGAATTACTTCAAAAGCATGAAGAGCAGTTTGAGGATTCAAAACCAACACAAGAGGTTGTTACTATAGAGGAACAACCAAAAGAAGAAGTCCAAGGGTTAACCGAAGACCAAGTTCTTTCACATATTAAAGACAGATACAATAAGGAGTTTACATCTGTAGAGGAAATGTTTACTGAGCAAAAAGCTCAAGAAGAACTACCTGAAGATGTAGCGGCTTATTTTAAGTATAAAAAAGAAACAGGAAGAAGTATTTCTGACTATGTTGAATTGCAACGTAATTATGATGATACTAATCCTGATAATTTGCTAAGAGATTATCTTAAGACCACGGAGACTGCTCTCGATGATGACGATATACAGTCATTGATGGATGAGTACTCCTACGATGAAGACTTGGATGAAGAGTCAACTATTAAGAAAATTAAAGTAGCAAAGAAAAAAGCTATTGCTAAGGCTAAGAATTATTTCACAGAGCAGCAAGAGATGTACAAGCAACCCCTTGAGTCAAGGTCGGAAGCTATCTCGGATGGTGAAAAGGAACAATACGAAAGCTATAAGCAATATTTAAATGAAGCGGCAACGCAACAAGAGGAAACTAAAAGAAAGTCTGATTGGTTTTCCAAAAAGACAGACGAGGTTTTTAACAATGATTTCAAAGGTTTTGATTTCAAGATTGGAGAAGACCAAATTACTTTTAGTCCGGGTAACGCAGAGGAAACTAAAAAGCTACACCTATCACCTATGAACTTTGTTAATAAGTACTTAGATGAAAGTGGCTTAATAAAAGATGCTGAAGGTTACCATAAAGCGTTAGCGGCTGCAATGAATCCTGAAAAGTTTGCTCAGTATTTTTATGAGCAAGGAAAAGCAAATGCAACAGAGGATGTTATGAGAAAAACCAAGAATATTAATATGACAGCTCGTACCACACCTGAAGTAAGTGTTAAATCAGGAACTCAATTTAAATCTATAAGCAATGACTCAGGTCGAGGTTTAAAGATTAGAAGTATTAAAAGAAAATAAATTTAAAATTAGAAAAAATGGCAGGACAAGTTCTAGCAGACCCGGGTTTTGATTTACAACCAAGTTCGGAACAAGTTGCATTATCAACAAATTATATTACAAACTTTAATTTCTTAAATCAGTATCTACCCGATACTTATGAGAAGGAGTTTGAGCGTTATGGTAAC